GTGCTACCAGTTGGACCAGTTGGACCAACATCGCCCTGTATACCCTGAATACCTTGAATACCCTGTGGACCAGTTGGACCTACTTCACCCTGTATGCCTTGCGCCCCTGTTGGACCTGTTGGACCTACATTACCTTGAGCGCCAGTAGCACCTGTTGAGCCTGTTGGACCCGTAGGACCAGCCACACCTTGAATACCTTGCGTTCCTTGTGGTCCAGTTGGTCCTACTTCGCCTTGAATTCCCTGAATACCTTGCGGTCCAGTTGGTCCAACATCCCCTTGAATACCTTGAGCGCCAGTTGGTCCAGTTGGACCTACGTTGCCTTGAATACCTTGAGAACCAGTTGAACCAGTAGGTCCAGTTGGTCCAGCAACACCTTGCACACCTTGAGGACCAGTAGGACCAACCTCACCTTGCACACCTTGAATGCCTTGTATGCCTTGTTCGCCTTGTGGACCAGTAGGACCAACAATACCTTGTACGCCTTGAGAACCAGTAGGACCTACCTCGCCTTGAATGCCTTGCGGTCCAGTAGGACCAACAATGCCTTGTGGGCCTGTAGGACCAGCCGCTCCAGTTGGACCAAGCTGTGTGTAAGTTACTTGTTGAGTGGTAACAATAACTGCTGGTGAAATTGGTGTTGTTGGTGTAGTGCCAGCAGGTAAAGTTTCTAAATAAACATTGGTGCTTTCAGCTTGCCATACCAATTGGTAATAATCACCAGCCGTTACATTGAATGTGTAATTACATACAGCAATCAATTGACCATTGATGCCACCATGAATAGGCGGCACTAAAAATTGACTAGCTGAATCGTTTACATCAACGCCATTCTTACGCAACCATACTGTCGCATTATGTTCTGACGTATCTGAACTGGTCATTTGCAATGAATAAGTAAAGTTATACACGCCATCATGCGCGTAGGTCACTTTGCTTCCATCAACAACGCTTACGCCATTGCTTAATGGGTCAATGCTATTCATGGTCACAATATATGCTGTGGTTGTGCTGGTAATTAGCTGGTCAGTTGTATCAAACGCGCTAATCCAATAAGCAACAACGCCACCAGTACCAATTGGACCTTGAGCACCAGTTGGACCTGTGGCACCTAAAGCACCAGTTGGTCCAACGCTACCAGTTGGTCCAATTTCACCAGTTGAACCTGTAGGGCCTTGAATACCTTGTGCGCCCGTAGGTCCAATATCGCCCTGAACGCCTTGTGTGCCTTGCGGACCTGTAGGTCCAACGTCACCCTGAACGCCTTGAATACCTTGTGAACCCGTAGGTCCTGTAGGTCCAGCCACAGTAGATGCCGCGCCAGTTGCGCCAGTAGGTCCTGTAGGGCCAATGTCACCAACAACGCCTTGTGCGCCAGTTGGTCCAACCTCGCCTTGTATTCCTTGCACACCTTGAACACCCTGCAAGCCTTGTGCGCCTGTAGGTCCAGTTGGACCAGCTACAGTAGAATCAGCGCCAGTTGGTCCTGTTAAACCTGTAGAGCCAGTAGGACCAGTTGGTCCTGCTACTGTAGAAGCCGCGCCTGTAGGTCCAGTTGAGCCTGTAGAACCAGTAGGTCCAGTAGGTCCAATTGCGCCAGTTTCACCTTGAATACCTTGTACGCCTTGAGAACCAGTAGGACCTACCTCACCTTGTGAGCCTGTTGGACCAGTAGGACCAGCGACAGTTGATGCCGCACCTGTAGAGCCTGTAGGTCCAGTTGCACCAGTAGGACCAGTTGCGCCAATGTTACCTTGTGCGCCTTGTGAGCCTGTAGGACCTGCAACGCCTTGAATGCCTTGAATACCTTGAACACCTTGCGAACCAGTAGGACCTAAAGCGCCAGTTGGTCCAGTTGCGCCTTGAACGCCAGTAGGACCAGTAGTGCCAGTAGGACCTATAGCCCCAGTTGGACCACTAGCAGGACCAGTAGGACCTGCAACGCCTGTAGGACCAGTAGGACCATCACGACCAATATAGCCATCGGCACCAGTAGGACCAATTGCACCTGTAGGACCAGTAGGACCGCTTGCTGGACCAGTAGGACCAGCGTTACCTTGTGGACCAGTAGGTCCAATCACGCCATTATCAACGATTAAATCAACAGAGGCGGCGTTTTGAATTTCGATATTTATACTCATTTTAATTTACCACCCCATCTGAACGAACCAAGAATAATAAGAAAATAATCAAATCATTGGCTGGCGTTGAACCGCTTGCAGGGAAGCTAATTTTAATGCGACCAGTAAAGCCCACTGGGTTTACAGCGCTAATATCTAATTGTGGGTCGCCAGCTAATACACCCCACAATGCTTCATCAATCACCAAAGTGAATTTGCCAGTAGCATTATCGCGGTTAGTGATTGTTAAATTGATTGGGCTTGGAGTAGGCGTGTAATCAGAAACATCAAACGTGAGTCCATAACGACTATCACGGACATTGCTTAATTGCCTACGCAAAATTTGCGCGTCTATAGTTGCGCCAGTAAGATTGATTGGTAAACCAGTTGCGCTGTCTGTTAGCGTTTGGTTCCAGTATTTTTCTTGGTCATAGACCAATTCGCCTGACAAGATTTGATTGTCAAACCCAAAAACTTGGGTAAGACTGTTTTTGTTAAAGATAGCCATATTTTTCCCTTACTCGGTAGTTACGCGCCTATGCACTTACAGAACGCGGATATATGTCTTGTCTTATTTAAATGATATTGTAATTTAATACTTGCCTTCGGCAAAGATATTTACAAAAACTGTATTGTCTTCAAGCGCTTCAATTTCATGCCATTCATTTGCCACAAGATTGAAAGCACCTGAATCTTTATTGGCAATCACTTCTTTGCCTTCTTTTCTAATTACAATTGAACCTGAATGACAAACTGTTGCATGTGCATATTCATGCGAATGCTTTGGTAATCCTTCGCCTTTGTTAGCGTGATACACGTTGTTTTGTGTAGTTTCGTAAACAAAAGTATGCGTTGGAATAATAAGTGCAGTCATTACAATTCAACCGTTCCAGTTGTTTTGGGTTGCATTTTTGGTGGTGGAATAGGCACTTCTAACGCCTGTGTGCCATCCCAATACCATTGGTCAGCAACAACGTTATCTGCAACATCATGCCATTCAAAGTCACTGTGGACTTCAAACTCCGTGTCAGATATTTGGCAAATTCTGAAACCTTTAGAACCATCCAAATTATTTAAATTTTCTTTTAAGTGTACTAATGCTTTTTTCATTTTTTAATACTCCACAACAACAACGCCAGCAGCACCAGCGCCGCCAGTATTATTAACACCACCACTACCACCACCGCCATACGCAGAAGCAGTAATACCACTCAAAACTTCACCTAGCCCAGGCGCACCTCCTCCAAAATATGAAGAACCACCTGAACCTGACAATCCAAAAGTATAAGTTTGGTAACCTGGCGCACCACCACCACCGCCTTGGCCTCTCATATTTAAATCCCCACCTGAACCTATCCCACCAAGACCACCGTTAGAAGTTTGCGACCCTCCACCTGAGTTTAGTGCGCTTTTTCCACCAGCACCGCCTGTGGCTGAACAATATGCACCAAATGATGATGTGCCGCCAGTTCCTCCATCAAATCCTGCACTTCCAGCACCGCCTACAGTTACAGATACAGTACCACCTGGAGTTAAACCGCTAATAATTTCTATTGCTGTTCCACCACCACCGCCACCACCTGCACCAAAGTAACCACAATAAACAATTGAGCCTGTTCCGCCGCCACCGCCACCCCCAACAACAGTCACTTTGACCTTAGTGATGCCTGATGGAACGGTAAAAGTGCCGCTTGATGTAAATACTTGCATATTGCTAAAACCACCAGCAGGCGTTGCACCACTTGATGCCGCAGTTAAACGACCATAAGCATCTACAGTTACGCTTGCGTATGTATATGTCCCAGCCGTTACGCCTGAACTTGGCAACGCAGTAACGTCAAGAACCCCTGATGAATTGACCTTGTTTGCCAGTAAACTTAAATTAAATGCCGCTGTCATTTTTTTTACTCCTATGCCGCACCAGCGCGGGCAAAAGTTTGTTGCACTAATATATTTTGATTGTTGCTGTATGCTGTCACAAGACTATAACTGCCAGTAGTCGTAGTGTAATCATCAGGTTCAATCAATAATACCCCATTTCCATATAAATCAAAAGCATCAGGCGCATAAGTGAAACCATAAGTTGTTTGATTTGCTACAGAATACGTTGAAATATTTACTGGGTTGCCAGTAGGTGTTGTCAAATTGTTTTCGCTAAACTGTATTACAGTTATTTTGCCTGTGGTCAATGATGGAAAATTAGTTATTGTGTTACCAGCAATATCATAATCGCCATCTGTCAAAGCTGAACCATTGATAAACAACAATTCATAGCCGCTATGGATATTCCATTCAGTTGGCGTGTAAGTATTAGCATCTACTAAATCAGCACTAAAACGGCTAAATACTGGATATGAACTAGCCGCCGCACGATAACGATATACAGTATCAGTTGCGTTTGCCGTTATGCTAGAACTAAATGTAATGGTCCGCGTACTATAATTGACGTTTGTTACTGTGTATTGAGTTGGCGTTCCTGTATTAGCAAAAGTCAAAATATCGCCAACATTGATAGTTTGATACGGCATTGTCACGGCGTTCCACACAATAGAATTTGTTGAAACTGACTCTACTGTAATATGCAATGATTCATAATTGGCTGTGCTTGATACTGCTCGCATTGAAATACAAGTTATTTTATCGCCAACATCACAAGCCACGTTCAATGTGAAATTGCTATTGGTTTCTGTGTAATCAGTTGTATCAAGCAAAATGCCGTTTTTAAAGATTAAATCTTGCCCAGTAATGTATCCAGCATCCCTTGTGGTTGGCGTAAATACAGTTTGCCCTGCTGTGGCTGTAAATGTTTGGTCAGTAAAATAAAAGTCATCTGCTACGCCAAAGCCAAGCACACGACCATAAATATCAATGGTTAAACTAGAAGCCGCACCTGTTTTGGTATATGCGCCACCAAAATCAAGTAATTTATCAAGAGAAGCAATAACGCGCCCATCAGGATTATTGGTAATGGCAATTTGTCCTGTGCCTACAGTTGTTGAACCTGTTTGTGTTAGCTGTCCAGTACGAACATCAAGGTCAATAATGTTTGTGCCATCAGGCAAAGCGGACCAAATACTTGGGTCAAACTTGGTAGCTGAACTTGGCACAAACGCCGCAGTACCAGCCGCATAAGTGGCAAAGTCGGTTGCAAAACTAAATTTACGCGCTTCACGATTGATATATGCAAGGTAAATATTTGAACCAAAATTAGGGTCAGATAAATACCATGTATAGTCGCTTGCAGTATTAGATACGGCGTTTGCTGACGTATTGTACAAGCCATAATAAACTTTGTTTCGTGGGTTAAATGTAAAGCCGCCGCCATTGATGTCATCAGCATACGCCACAGATACATAACGCTCTGTAAATTGGAATGTAGTTGGTCGCCATACAAATTTAGTAGATGCTGGGGAAAAATCACTTGACGCCAAACTGTTTACCATGCGGCTAAAGAAATACCAATCTCCTGCTGGAATATTAAGTAATTGCACAGGCGGCATTGCTTCATTGATGTCATAAGGGTCGCCGTTAGCTTGAACTTGCGTAGTCGTGGCAAAAATACGTTGAGCGCTTGTTGGGTATTGATATGCTGAATACCAAATCTCTGCATACTGTGTGATACCTGCGCTTGATGCTGTCACATTGACGTTAAATGCTGGATTGGCAATGTTAGGGTAGCTGTTTGAAATAAATGGTGCAGGAATTGTGCCAAAAGCCGTAGGACTGCCAATGCCAGTATTAGGCGATGGAGTAAACTGCGTGACGTAATAATCATCATAAACGGCAGGATTAAATTCAAGCATAGTCAATGCGGTAGTAATTTCACCAGTTTCAGCAAATTTTTCTACTACTTTATTAAGCCTAAACATTTTGTCAGTCCAGCCATAGTTAGCGCTGGTCACAGTTACAATATCGCCAGCTTCAAGCTGTAGTCCTGTAAAACCAATTTCAACATTAACTTGTAAATCCTCACGCGCCGCCTCTAGCAAACGATTAGCAATGTATTGAGCCGTTACGTTGTTGTTTACTAAATTAAGGTTCACTGATTGTTTGTTTACTGGCTCATTGGGGAATAACAAAGATGGATTTAATGTAGCAAGGTCAAACGTGGCGCTATTAAATGAATCTTTGGCTGTGCCATCAGGGAATTTAACTTCAATGATATTAAAGCTATTGGCAAGGTCAATTGGCGTAATGGTAATGCCTGACACCATGTTGCTGTCATTGATATTCATCACTGGCACTACAGTTGGCGTTTGAACAATCACGCCCCATTTGCCTGTAATTTCATTGTACTTGAGCAAGCAATCACAGCAATCAGCCATGATTTGCAAATTGTTCATAATTTTTTGTGAGGTATCTACTGTGCCATTAAACTCAAAACGTTTTAAAGTTGATGAACCACCAGTATAAGTTTGATAGCCAATTGGTGTGTTTGAATATGCAGTTAAAGCATCTAACGAAACCGTATCAATTAAAGCAGGCGCAATAGCCGCACCATAACGTGAGCTAACAAGATAATCTTTAAAACAATCGCCTGTATTTTTGCGTGAGTTGATAACTTGGAAACGAGTTTGTTGAAGCCCAGTAAGGTTTTTAGATTGACTGTATTTCAAGTGAATAATTGCAAACGCGCAATTAGACATCAGCTTATTGCTGTCCCATGTATAAACTAAACCTGCGGTAGATAAAACTGAAATAGCACTTTGACTAGAATTGTATGGATTATTAGAGCCATTGCTATAAAGATAAATGTCCATTTTGCCCGTGATGTCTTGGGTTTCGTTGGTACTTTCATCCAATAATCCAGTGACAGAATAGCCGTTAGCATCAAAAACCACGCGCTTGCCACCCCAATAAATGTTGCCAAAAGTAATGGCATCAGGACCCCCTGTAGAATTAGCGTCTGTGTTGGTTACTTCTGATAAAGCAAGCACCCAATAAACGTCTTGATTGTTATTGCTGATAGTTAAATCTGTAATGATGCCACCCACATAAGCAGAGCCATATACCACAGGAATTTTGTTGTCACCTGCTGGGGGTAATTGTTGACGATTGCCCGGATTAGCTTGTTCAGCTACGTTTCCGCCTTTAGGTTGGTCAGGCGCAAAAATCTTTGAAATAACCGCAGAAGCCACCATGCTCAAGGCAAATGAAAGCACCATGCTACCAAAACCACCAGTACCAAGACCAACGGCTATTTGCACGACTGAACTGATGACATTACCCATGATTTATTTCCCACATATTTTCTATTTTTTTCATATCTAATTTTGAAAAATCAGAGTCTATTGAGCAAGGTATTGTGGCATGAATAATAAATTCATCCTGCAACATCTTTTTCGCTATTTTCGCATACTCTTTAATGAGCTTGACCATAACTATTTTACTTGGGCTAAACAACATCACTTCTTGCAATTGATATGAATTAGGTATCCATAACAATGGACTGCGTATAGCCACTAAAATTGAGGTTTTTTTATCATCTATAAGCACAAACCCTAAACCGCCAAGAACTTGCGTTAGAACCCACTCCACATGAAGTTTAGACCACTTCATTGGGTCGCCTGTTTTTGCAAGGTCAGATTGTTCAGCAAAACTTTTGATAATGCCAATCAAATCCTCAATATCATATTTGTTTGCCTGTCTAATCATGAGTTAGATGGCGCGTCTTTACCAAAGTAATAATTGATAGTTTCAATAAATGAAACGCGGTTCATTGAAGTATCGGTTGGGTTAAAGAATTGCCAAGCATTGTTATTAGTGTAACGCCCTGCTGTTCTGTTTTGCAGAATGATTTGAATGCTTGATGCGCTTACAGTGATTGTGCCAACAAACATGCGGACTTCTTCCATCCATTGCTCTGATATGGAAAAGCTATTGATATATCCAGTAAAAAATTTGTACAGACCGCCAGTGCCGCCTGTAGTAATCAATGCGCCATTTTCATCAAAGAAGCCATGCCACATTTCAATTAAACAGCCTTTAATGTCTTGACCAAGCACCCATCCAAGCAAAGCCGTATCAATGCCCACCAGCGTCACGCTGGTTTCGTTTGCCGTTGATTTAATGTCACGCTGTACGTCATTGACTTTAATAAGCGTTGAAAGCGACTCAAACGGCTGACTATCAACTGCAGGAATGGTCAATTCACTTGGCGTTGTTGCCAAACGATAAACGGCAGTAGGCGTAGTCACGCGAATAAAATCCGCTATGCGAATGACATTGGTATTATCTACTGGAGTTATGATGTTCATAGCACCGCCTCAAAAGCTTTAAACGTACCATTCCAATTGATAAAGCTGTCATTGGTCATTGGCGTTAGCGTGTAAGTTGGATACTCACGCAATATCACGCAAAATGTCACGCCATTGTATGCGCTACCACCTAAATTGATAGTCACGCCATATTGACCAATTACCGCCGCAATAGGTGAAATGACTGCCGTAATTAAATTACGGTGTACTGGAATGCTCACAGTAGCGCCACTTCCACGCAGTACGTCTGCCGTGGCAATGTAAGCGTATCTGCCTACTTGGCAAAAATCGCCTTTTTTGACGATATACGCTGACGCTGATATTGCTGGCAAACTACCAAGTACCAAAGTTTTATTGGCGGATGACGTTTGCCATGCACACGCCGCCACTTGAGCGTTAGTCATGTCACCTTGATATTTAATGTAGTTAAGCCAACCAGTAGAACCAAAGTTAAGATATTGCTCAACGTCTTTATCGGCATAACGCAAATCAGCCAAAAGACCTCTGTTTTTGCTGTAAAGCAAATAATTCATTGGCTTCATCGTGAACTCAAAAGGTATCACAGTCAAAATTTCAGAAGTGCTGATACGTTGGTTACGGCTAATCATTTGACCAATAAAACGTTGGTCATTGATGGCAATGTTTTCTGTCACCGCTAGAATTGTATTTAAACTCATTTTTAAGCCCTCGACATTGGCAAGCTTCTATTAGCCGATTGATTTGCGGCCCAAATAGCATCTTTATTTCTTGCAATAAATTGTAATCCGCTTTGAGTATCAATAGCGTTAAGGCTTGCAATATATGGACCATTGATAACCATTTCAGGTTGTTGTTGCTGACCCATAACGTTTGAAAGCTGATTGTTTGGAATAATTGTGCCGCGTGATGACGGAATAAACAATTCAGGACCTTGCTCACCTACGATTGCTGGACCGCCAATTTCGCCGCCAGTAGCCATAAATGGCAGTTTAAAACCAGCCAAGCTAATCCCTGACGATACGTTTGTTGAACCGCCAGCGCTACTTCCACCGCCAAAGCCAAAAAAGTCACCAATAGCACCAAAAATTTTAGACATTTGCATACGCATTTGAATACGCAAAATGTCTTGAATAATGCTGGCAGTCAATTGGCTAAAGCTAAATTTGCCTTTGCTTACAAAATCATCCATTGCGCGTTCCATGCTACTTGTCATGGAATTAAATGCCTCTGCGCCTAACGCGGCGCTATCGCTGGCGCGTTCTTTAAAGTTTTCCCATGCTTTATTCCAACCAGCTTGGAAAGTGCGATTTGCGCGTTTTGTGCTTTCTTCCATATCAATCATTTTTTGATTGGCTGTGGTGATAGCTTCAATTTGTTCAGGCTTCCACAATGGGTCGCCACCAAGCTTGATAATTTTTTCTTTAAGGTCAAAGTATTGCAAAGCTTTTTCGCGCTGTGTGTCTGAAAGGTTTACAAGCTCTTTTTCATATTCAAAGCGGCGTGTTTGAGCCTCAATAGATTTGACTTCATTGTTTACATCTTGTTTTTGCTGTTCAGCGCGTTCTGTTTGTTGGCGTTGAATTTCAATGCCCATGTCGCGCATCTGCAACATGAATTGACTTCTGCGTTCATCATAATCAGCCATGGCACGAGCTAAATCTAGCTCTTTGGCTTTATTCATCAAGCGCTCTTTGTCAGCTTTGCTTAAATCCTCAAACTTACCGCCTTTGCCAAATTCATCCTGCAAAGCGCGAGCCTCTGTGACCACGCCTTTCAATGCCAAACGCTGACGTTCATAAGCGGCAATTTGTTGCTGTGCTTTATCAAGAAGCTTACTTGATTCATCATTGGCTACCGCAAAATCATCTTTAGCTGGCGGTTTGTTTGCATCAGCATCAGCTTTGTCTTTTTTTAGTAATTGGTCACGTTTATGTTTTAAGTCGGTGATTTTTGCTAAAGCTTCGCCAATAGAATTTTCAAGTCCAGCAATATCTACTTTTTTGGCGTCAGGAAATAATTTATCAGCCCAATTGTCAGGTGTGGTTTGCAATTCACGCAGGCGCTTTTGATAATTGCCCAATGCAATTTCAGTGGACTCAATGGCTTTATTGACGCTATATAATTCAGTGCCAAAATCAGCGCCAAAAATTAGCTTATCTACAGCTAACCCAATTCCCAAAAATACTGCTTCGAGCGTGCGACCCTCTTTGATTGTTTTAACCATCCACTCTACTGTGGATGAAAGCGCTGGCAATAATTTATTACCAAGCTCAATTTGAAACCCTTTTGTGGCTTTAGCCATGCGCGTCATGTTGTCATTAAATTGCTCTGACGCTTTACCAGCTTCGGTGCTGACAATAAGACCAAATTTTTCTGCTTCTTTTGTGGCATCACGAATAGATTGAGCGCCACCATTGAGTAGCGGTATCATTTCTGCGCCTGATTTGCCAAACAGTTTTACGGCTGTGGCAGTTTTGGTGGCATTGTCATTGGCTTTTTGAAAGCGGTCAGAAAGGTCGCTTAATACATCACTTGTATCACGGACCTTACCTTTGCTATCTACGATTTGAACATTGAGGTCTTTAAAGACTTGAGCCATTTCTTTTTTGCCACTAGCGGCATCATTGATGGCTTTTGATAATTTGACTAGACCGCCTTGTAATTGACCAAACTCAACGTCAGCAAGGTCGGCGGCATAACGCAATGCTGATAGACTTTCTGTAGTAACGCCAATCTTTTGAGAGGCCTTGTACATTTCATCGGCATAATCAGCGGCTTGCTTGGTAGCGGCAATCATTTCAGCGCCTACCAAAGCTACGGCAGACGCAATGCCTACTTTCACTTTGCTACCAAAGTCTTTCATCTTGGTATCGGCAATGCCTAAACCTTTGACGAACTCACTGGTATCTAACCCCAGTACGACTCCAAGCCTTGAAATAATTGCCATGATTAACCTCGCTTAAACTTATCCATGCTAAAACCTTGAGCTTGCGTCATGAATAGTAGAAGCTTATCACTAACGCTATGTTCTTGCTCGCGGAAAATGTAATTATAACTGTTACCAAGCACCGATTTCAGCGTATAAGCTTGAGCATCTTTAGGGCGAATATAATTAAACACGCCAGCTAATAAACTACCCAATAGCGTCAACGTTTGATTATTGCCCAACAATCCATCCGCATACATCACCACAATTTCATTCATGGTGTTTTCGTCTAAATTGTTTATGGTTTCTTGTGTATGCCCATTAAAAAGCATCGCCAAGCGAACTTGACTTCTTAATGAGCCAGTTACTTTTCCTTGATAGTTTTGTAATCAGGATTGATAGCTTCAAGAATTTTGGTCACTACTTCCAATTGAGCTTGGAATGGCAATTCAGCTTCAATGTCTTCATAGGTAATTTGTGACCAATCAGCGCCCTCTGCTGGAATAATCAGCTTAAATGCTTCCATTACACGGGTTTGAACTGCAACACTGTTACGCGCCGCTTCACGCATTGATTTGCCATTGACCAAAACATCATCATCAGTAAACTCAACGCCCTCAATTTGCTCGTCTTTATGCGCCATCAAATTTTTAGTGATGTCATCATAAACCGCTTGAATTTTAGCAGTGTCAATTTCAACAAGGCGTTTGTTGATTGCTTCTTGTTCACCTACAGTTGGGATGCGGACTTTAAATGTGGCATCGCCTACTTGAATGTTTTTTGTTACCAATGAAAGCTTTTTGTCTTGGTATTCTGCACCCAAGACATTCCCTAATTTACTCATATCGAACTCCTATCTTATCTATTTTTTTCAACGAACTTATCAATTTCAACCCGTAGGATTTCACCCAAAGCATTGCTCACTGTTTGAGTGTTATTTTCCATAGCAGGTCTTAAAAATGGTCTAGCGGCTACTCTCGCTGTACCAAATTCTGTTTTTGTACCAAACTCCATTGCTGGTACGCGACCATCATAAACATAGCCTTTATCTTGATAAAACTTTTGTTGAGCTGTCCGCAAATTTTTTGATGCTATCAATCGGGCTTTTGACCCTTTTCTTGTCTGTGTATATGCGTTTATCAAATCAGCATTTTCTGTGGTGAATTGATTTTTTAACTTCTTAGGAATGATTTTTGTGCTGACAATCGCTACCACGCTATCCGTTTCAGTAATGTACATTGAACGGCGGTCTTTGCGTGTTGGTCGTCTAGCTGTTAAATAAAGCGAGTTTTCCAAAATGCCAGTTGCACCTTTAGGCGCGTTTTGTTTTGCCTGTGCTAACACTGGCTCCATGGCTTTTGTGACTGCTGGAATTAAAATCTTTGAGCGCATTGTTTTGTCGCCTACCGCTACCGCAATCTGGTCAAGCTTTTTGGACAGCTCTTTTAAGCCAGTAATTTCAAACGATAGAGAATTTAGCGACCTGCTCATGGCTTCATCTTAATAAACTCAAAGTAAATTTCATTGTTTAATTCACGCGCATATTTGGCCACTTCTTTAGCGGTCATTTTGTCTGCGTGACGTTTTGCTATTTCATGTGCCAAGTAAATGCCAGTGATACGCTGTTCTGTGAAGCCAAACCAATCTTTATCGCCTGTCATGTACTTTGATATTAAATACTCCAATAAATCGCTTGAGGGGCTTACCTGTGCGTTTTTAGTCATGTCTTATCCTGAAAGAGAAACCCCCTCTTTCGAGGGGGATGCAATTTTATGGGTTAGTTGACCAACCATATTGATTGCCGCGTGGATGAATAGTGAATGTCACTTTCGCCTCTGCGCTAGTATTTGAGTCAATATCCCATTGACCTACGCGACCATTGAACGCATAAGCAATTGA